CATCTGCCTTACCTTGCATGTGACTAATTGCGGTAGTCATGTAGCACTTCTTCTTCAGTTTCTTCAGTCCTTTATTTATGACTCCGCCGACTTTGGAACCTACGAATGAACCTACCGCAGTTCCCAACGGCCCGAATGCAGAACCAATAGAACCACCTACATACTGGCCGCCGATGGATGCTACTTCCTTGCCTTTAATCTTTCCATCAGATAAGGCGTTTACGACTGATAATCCAGTGCCGATCATATTGCCACTATTAGTCCAATCTGCATTGCCCCATGCATTACTAGCGAAATCGCTAAATCCTGGAGTATATCCAGAATCAAGAATCGGCATATTTCCTACATTCAGTGCACTAGAACTATATCCTGGAATATTTGTCATATCTGACAGGCTAGAGAAATCAAGTCCAGAAGTCCAGTCTCCTGCCATTCCTCCCCAGCTACCGAAGTTACCAAACTCGCTACTGAAATCTAATCCACTGAAATCAACACCACTGAAATCAGCTAGGCCAAAATCTGAGGAAGATAGTCCGCCCCAGCCAGCTGTAGGATTATAACCTACATCTGTCAAAGCTTCTAAAGCACCTGGACTGGAACTGAAATCTAATGCGCCGCCGAGAGCCTCGAAACCAGCGCCAGGAACTGCGCCAGTGATGCTATCCCATTTGGGAGTAAATTGCCCAGTTGCAGTAGAGCCACCATCGAAACCAGCACCAGAGTTAAAATCAATCCCACCACCACCTGCAATCTGTGGTGGAGCAGCGCCCCAGTTATTATTCCCTAGATCAGCAGTTGCATTAGACATTACTTCATCCATATTTACATTATCTGCAATGGCTTCGTAATCTAGACTTGGTGACCCTACAGAAGCAGTGGCATCAACAGCATCTGGATATTCAGCAAGAGCATCAGCTGCTGATCTACCAGTTACGGCACTTGCGCGGCCTGAACTAGATAGATACCCACCTCCAATATGATCATTTCCGAGAAGTGAATCAAGCCCGCGATCGAACCAGTCCCCTACTGTACCACCAGTAATGCGATCAATTAATTTGTTACCAAGAATTGCACCACCTATTCCAAGTATCGAGCCAGCATTATTTTTGATATTATCAAGTGCACCGCCCTTTTCTTCAGTAACAGTGGTAGTAATAGGAGAAGTAGTAGTAACTTCGGGCGCACCTACCTGAGCAGCTTCAGATGCAAGCCGCGCTAGTAAGTCATTCAGATCAAGTTCCCTAGAGCGCCCGCCAAAGATGCCAGCTCTATTCTGGCCCGCAATGGTAGCAGCGAGTCCTGTCTTACCAAAGCCAGCAGTACCAGATGCTTCCATCAGAGACTTAAGAAGTGAAGTGGTATCAATCTGTTTCTGTCTAGTAATGGTGCCACCAGATCTAGTCTCAGTCCTATTGCCGGAACTGCCTAGGATACTATTGATCAGACTGATTGTTTCTGCTGTTGCATTCGTTGCCATTGTCATTTCTCCTTACTAGGATTGGGGGCTATTACTTCAGTTATTGTTTCAGATTGTACTTCTATCGTATCTCTCTTAGAAGGAGAGTTACGGAGTGTTTCTAATTTACTAGGTTTAGAGAGTTTTTCAGAAGTCACAGTACCCATTGCTTTGGAAACATGTTCAGGAGTTTCTTCTTTATCCACTTCCATTTTGACACAGAATCCTAGACAAGCAGAATAGGAAAGAGTTGTGGCCGCGCAACTGGCGACAGCAATAGCGGCGAGGAAGTATAGAAAGATTTTCATGAGAAAGTAATACTTCCATCTCCAGAGAAGTGAATAGCTGTGTAACCGCTATATGAGTTAACTGAGTAGCTACCACTAGCACTATAAGGTTGTCCAGCTGGGAATCGTAATACTACCACACCACTACCACCTGCGAATCCAGTAGCTGGTGCGCCTACTGGAATAGCACCACCGCCACCACCAGTATTAGGTGAGCCTTGGCTACCTGCTATTCCAGAAGTTCCTGCACCATTACCACCACCGCCAAGACCACCAGTAGCTACATTCATATTACCAACTAAAGAACCACCACCGCCGCCAGCGTAGTAAATAGGTGAGCCAGTCCAGAGGGAATTTTGTATTCCATCAGCACCAGATAGTGTTTGCACATTACCTGGCCCACCTGCACCACCACCGCCACCACCTACTGGTGCGGTTGCACCTAAGTTTCCTGCATATCCTTGACCAGCAGTTCCTGGACCTGAACCACCGCCACCACCAGCAGAACCGCCGCCAGAACCACCAGTAGGAGGTGCGACAGCCTGACCTACATAAGCGCCGCGGCCACCGCCAGTTACTGTTCCTACATCTTGTATGCTAGTATTCCCACCAGTATTCTGTGCGTAGTTTAATTGCCCTGCACCAACTGTGATAGTATAAGATCTACGAGAACTTTGCATTGAACCTGAAACCATGCCGCCAGCACCGCCGCCACCAGATGAGAAAGTTCCATTGCCTGCGCCGCCAATACCACCACCGGCTACCATTAGGAATTCTAGTAAGAATGTGGGTGGGGTAGTTGTGAGATTATAAAACTCGCTCATAGCGGGTGATTGAGAGATAGTAACTGGTGCGCCGGAGGTGGCATTATAATAGGTACGACCTCTGTAATAGCTGAGATTATAATTTCCTGGCGCTAGTTCTGCTGCTATCTGACCCAGAGAAATCGCCCCGCTTGCTGGAGTTGCCATTATAAGTTCGCCAATCCATTATTTATATTTGTAAGTTGTCGCCTAAGTTCTGCAACTTCTTCTTGCAATGCAATTACTACTTTCGCTAGTTCGACAGCAGATACCATCGCTGCGTTACCATACGAAACTGCTAGACGACCGCCCTCAAGTTCTGGTACGCAATCATCTATTTCACCATGTTTATTTCTATGCGGCTCGGTGATGGTTACAGCTTCTGGCATGAACTTCTGCAATGACTGCGCGCCAACTCCTACTTGCGTTATATCCTTATCTGTCCTATCAAAGATGCCCGACTTCAAACCAGCTAGTTGCTTGATGAAGTCAGAGCAAACAGGCCGCCAATTCCTTTTAACTCGTTCATCGGAGAATGCAGTTACATCGCCAGTAGCATATACGCTCCCAGCTGTAAATGGAAGATAACCAACACCTGATCGAATTACGAGTACACCACTACCCAATTGGTAACATAGTTCAATCGCATCTGTGTCAATTAAAGAGTTGTATGTGTCAGCATAAACTGTTTGGGTTGTAACTGTTCCACCGCTAGTTACGTTAGTTGCACTAGCGGCATAATTAACAGACTGTGATGCGATGTTTGCACTGGTAACGAATGAATACCAAGGATTCCATACTGCGGCATCTCCTTGATAAGTACGGAAAGAAATAGCAGCACCACCGGAGTTATATACTGCATTCATCTGCAATTGGTAAGCGTTACCGCCAACACTAGCAATGGGGCCGGTATGTGGAGCATTCAGACTATATGTGAAGCCTGTAGTATTAGGTGTCTGAGTATCTGCATCAATAGTAAATGATTCTTGGTATACCAGATATGGCTTGCCAGCAATTCCAGTAGCATTACCATTAAAAGTACCTGTAGCCAATGTAATTCCACCAGTACTCCAATCTCCTAACCTTATTCCAGTAGCAACATCATCGACATTACCTGCTGGATATGAATAGAACTGGAATACACCAAGATTCATCGACAGGGTATTACCAGCGCCAGTTCTAGCATAGCGATAGTTAGTACCATCGTAATACATATTACCTAGTAAGTATGCATCTGCTGTAGCACCTCCCATGATAGAAGTAGCACCAGCAGTAGCACCTCGATAAGAGCCTCCAAATGGTAATGTATTCAATACACCGATATTATATGAAAATGTCCAGCCTCTATCAACACCCATTACCGCAGATTGGCCTACTCCTCCTATATTAAATATCAGCGGTTTTACTGTGCCAGCACCGCCAGCAAGAGTTTCTATGTAATTATAATTCAGTCCTGCCTGGATATTTAGATAAGAGAAATCTGCCCCAGAACTATTGAGTAATCTTAATAGACTATCTGAGCCGTCAGAGGCTGGAAATAGATCTAACAATGTAGCCCCAGAATACGCTTGGAACTTAGCGTGACCTTTAATAGTAGCTTGAGCAGTCAGGTCTATTTGATCTACATACAATATTGGGCATGAGGTAGTACTACCTATCGGACCTGGAGAATTTAAGTTAGGAGATACACCTTGTTCTCCTTGTGGGCCTTGCAATCCTTGCTCACCTTGTGGGCCTGGTGGCCCCTGGATACCTTGTATTCCTTGTGGCCCTTGTATCCCAGGTTCTCCCTGATCTCCTTGAATACCCTGCGCACCATCTGCGCCTGGAACTCCTTGTATTCCTTGTGGGCCTTGTTCTCCTGGAACTCCTTGTGGCCCTTGGATAGCACCAGCATTCACCCAACCTGCAGGAGTTTCTGCTGTCGTTACAAAGGAGTATACATCACCATAATTTCCAGTATCTAATGGATTATTATCTATCAATGCCTGACCAGCAGTCATCTGATAATCATTCACTGGATAACCAGGAGATTCCCAGTCTGCAGGAATCAGTCCTGATGGTGGCAGTTCAGAAGCGAAACGATTTACTATCTGTCCGATTAGGACTGCTGTAGTACCAGCGGGACCTTGTTCTCCTGGATTCCCTTGAAATCCTTGATCTCCCTGGATGCCTTGAGTACCCTGAATACCCTGTGGACCTTGATTACCTATTACACCTTGATTACCTTGAGTACCTTGGATACCCTGTATACCTTGCGGCCCGATTGGTCCTATGTCACCTTGAATGCCTTGAATACCCTGCTGTCCTTGCGGGCCTCCGATAGCACCAATGTCACTCCAACCTAATGGAGTTATATTTGTACCTACATAGTTATATAAATGTCCCCACAGAGGATTGGATGTATTAGATGGTGAATACGTAAGAGCCTGTCCTACTAGCATTTGGTAACTGGTAGCAGGGCGGCCAGGGCCATCGAAATTAGCAGGGATTAAACCATCTGGTGGCAAGTCAGATGGTAATGTTATAAGTCCGAAGTATCCTATGATTGAGGTAGATTCTCCAGCTGGGCCTTGGATACCTTCTATTCCTTGCGGGCCCTCAGCACCAGGGTCTCCTTGAATACCTTGGATACCAGGAGTTCCTTGTGGCCCTGTGTTACCAGCTATTCCTTGTGGGCCAATGGGACCAGTAGGACCAGTTACACCTTGAATACCTTGATTACCTTGTATCCCCTGATCTCCTTGTGGCCCTTGTAGCTTTCCTACATTTGTCCATCCAGAAGGGTCACCAGTATCTACGAAGGTATAGATGTCATTAGTTTCATATCCTATTCCGTCAGCACCTAAGTAAACCAGGCCGCCCCCTATTGGCATCTGAAATGCAACACTCGGATACCCAGTACCATCGAAATCTACTGGGATTAGACCTGATGGAGGTAAATCTCCTGGAACCGTAATTCTTCCGAATGAGCCATAGATTACTACAGAAGAACCATCTAATCCTTGAATTCCCTGTGGGCCTTGTGGGCCTTCTACTCCTTGTACTATCGGAACCCACGTCGGGTCACCAGTTATACCATTTCCATGCAGAAAGTAACCAGCCGGCCCCTGACCATGATAGTCTGGACTTGCAAGCACAGCATCGAAACCAGCAATTACCTGACCATATATATTATATTGTACTTTCGTATTGGTATCAGCAGATACAACTGGAGTGGCAGGTATTCCACCATCTACGAAATTATAATCATACTGACCTGGGCCCACATATGCTAGTAACTTCCCAGGCACAGCAGATGCTACTGGTACGACTGGGTCTTGTCCATGACCAATGACAACACCAGACATAGTTTGTACACCAGTACCACCATGAGGTACATCTGCGATATCAGGACTTGGAGAACCACCACCACCAGATGGAATGCCAGCATCATTCAATGCTTGTTGAATGTTATGCAATGCATTATATACTAAACCTAACTCATAGTTAAGTTCATCATTCTCTGCCAGGGGTACGGCTGGAATACCTAGATTTAATGCTGAGTTGATAGTCATAATATGTTTCTATCTCTCTATCTACTTCCAGATATATTAAATTTCATGACTACGCCTACTGCATTCCATGACCCTTTAAGTACTAGAGTATGGTTAAGAGCAGTATTATGGAATAGGTATTGTCTCATTTTACCTGCAGAAAGCTGGAGAAAGCCTGTGATTGCAGGACTGAAATTCTTACCATCTAGCGATGGGAGATCAAGCATAGTGAATGCAGCGCCCTGATTTACGTTCTCGAATTCTACTGCTTGAAGCTGTAGCAATCGCGCGCGCACATATTGAAACTTTCCGATCAGCATCACTCCATTGGAATTAGCGGAATTTATGTCAGTATCCACAATGAGTAATTTACCATCAGACTGACAGAAGCAAATTGACTTCTTCGGAGTATCAATCGAAGGGCGATCTAATTCAAAGCAATCTACATGAGGCACTTTCAACCGTCCCCATTGCTTATATCCAGTGTCATATACCAATGCATCTGTGAGGGTATTGATTCCGTAAGAGATTACAAGATAGCGGCCCGCAATCATAGCTACTCGCTTTGTGAATGGGCTTGCACCACCATCTTGAGTCTCAAGCACATTGGTAATCTCATTGAATGTCTCAATCAGAGAGCCAGCTAGGTAATCTGTCACATCTGGGAATACCACCGCTGCGCCATTGGTTTTAATCAATTGCATTCCGGCAGTGGTATATGCATAGAGAGAGCCAGTATTGGCATCATAAGATACAAATTCTGGGTCTAGTAGGCCACCAGCATTTACAATCTCTACGAAGTTATATGGAAATCTGGTATTATCTGAGGCAATCGCCGCTACTGCATTTGCATTGGTAAAGCATATCAATCCACCATATACGAATTCCACAGTTACTATGATTCCTCGCGCCCCTTCCAGTTGTCCGCCGCCAGCACCAGTAGCTAGACTCGCAACGAAATCTGTAGGGTCTACTAGACTAGACCAATATACAGAGTCAGTAGAATACGCAATGAGATAACCTTTATTAGATGAAACGCCAATCATATCTGCTTGTACCGTTGGCGAATCAAAAGTAAGTGTCTCAGTGAGCATTGCATTCAGTGTGAAGTTATAACTGAAACATGCGTATCCTGCGAAAAAGATATAAGAGATACCAGAAACATAACCAGTAGTCATGCGGCGTCCTGCTATTGAAGCAGGCGTGGGTACTGATGTGGGAGACACCCATACATTAGTACCATATTCCATTACAAATAGATTACCATCTGCAGTCACTGCTAGTTGCGCTGATGCACCAGAAGCATCCCGTACTGTGATTACTTTTACGAAATTAGTTCCTGCTGCGGCGGCCGCCTGAGTGTATCCTACTGACTTATAACCTGAATCAGCAGGGAGCACATTGTGGCAATAGTATATCTGCGGCTCACCTTGACTGGTAGTATCAGTGGTTCCCGTTTCCACCTTACCAATGGGCGCATTCTGGTCTGGGCCTTTTACAATAATACTTCTGCCAAATAGCTCAGACATTAGCGGGAAACTTGCAGCTTTTAGGTTTCCACGATAAGTTATAGTTCCCATTGCTGTGGGTATCCTCTTAAGGTGCTGGTGGTGGGGTGATTGGCGCAGTTACAAAGACTGTGCAAGTCCAAAGGGTAGTTCCCATGATTAGTATCCTTGTCCTAAGACATTAGCATTTCGTACAAGCATCATCTGTTCTGCTGCTTCTTTAGACATCATTACATTCTGCTCATCCTGGCCGATAGATTTGAATATCTTCGAGGCTGCTTCAAACACAATAGCATATGGCTGGGAGTCTGCAATCCATGATTTATAGGTTGCATCAGTTACATCTGGATAGATATAACAGCCAAGAAGCATATTAGCATCTTGAGTACTTGATCTGATTTGGAGACTTTCTCCTGCCATATAACATACATTCTCCCTATCTTGGCCGTATTCATTGATAGAAAGTTCTGGAGTAATCATTACTATTGGTGTACTCGCACCACCTAGTCCTGTCTGAGCATTCACTCCATTGGTATTGAATTTTCTCAGATACTTAAATTGTCTCCATCTTGGTACTAGAGTCCTGAATTCTACTGATTGCACATAAGCAGGAATTGCGAAAGAGATTCCAAGTTCATACATATCCATTGGAAATACATCAATGGAATGACATTTCAATGTGGCAACCTTAACTGCCAGATTAGTCTCAGCAACTAGATCTGGTCTGTTAGTAATTACAATTACATCTGCTACTATCTGCGCTAAGGTTGCCATCTCGGGTCTCCAGTTAGGAAGTTACTTAGTTGCGCTTGCAGCCACACCTGCTGCTTTGATTGAGCCAGGAATTACTGCAACCCCTGGTGCGCTGACCGCGCCGAGGACATTAGAACCTGCGGCTTGTGCTCTCTTTGTGTCAGATTCGGATGCGCCATTATCTAAACTCCTAGCGCGCTCAGCTTCATACTCTGCAATGATCTTCCGCTTGAAAACTGCCACTGGGTCAATCTCATCGCTATCAACAATCTCTTGGCCCGCTGTCTGCCAGATTGCTCCAATACCACTAGCAATTTCTCTTTTCAATTCATCTGCTTCTGCATCAGAAGTAGTCCGGTAAATGCCACCTTCGAATAGTGCTACCTTGCCATTAGAGAACACGAATCGACTTGCTGTTTTGTCCATGTGAAACTGGTGAAGTTTAGTGCCCATTTCTTGATACTCCTGTGAGTTATGGTATTGCGAGGGGTGGGGGAGATGAAATGTTAGTTTCTATTGAGACAGGAAGAAACTAACAAAGAACCTGTTTCCAGTGGTGGCACCGGAGGATACTAGGGCAATCCTACCCAGTCACCAGCATAGGCTTACTGTAACTCTGCACAATGGCCGTTGCAGCCTGAGCAGAGCAAGTAATCTGACCAGTAGTTGCATTAGGAACTTGCACTACTGGAGCACCTGCGCTACGAATGGTAACAGAACTGATATAACCTTCATCAGTACTGAGCATTCCTGGGGGATTGATTTGAACTTGTGCCATGATAGTTCCTCCCTCTGGGATTAACCAGCAGCACCAGCAGTCAGGCCATAGATAATGGCATTGGCCGCAGGATTGCGAATTACAGTGGTGAGTTCCGTAGTCAGAGTTCCACCAACTGCATCAACACCATCATCGTTGTCAGTGTTGAAATCTACTGACTGCGTCTTACGATCTCCTAAGTAAGCAAGAGCGAAAGTTGACAGGTCAACTACGATTGCCATCTTACCCCAGATAGCATTGGTATTGAACAGAGGATGCTCAATTACTCGGAACGTGCCGCGAGCAGTCTTGAAAGTACTGAATTGCAAGCCCCAGGTAGTTTGTCCATCAACCATCTGGTAAGTACCATTCAAGCGACCGATATTATTCAGCACTCGTTTGGCAACACCACCAACGAACATGATACGCTCGTTAGCAACTTTCGGGTCGGTGGCTTGATCAAATACTGGGTCAAGCGCCGCTTCTAGTTGCGTATAATTGGTGGTAGCACCTGCTACGGTACTATTAGGCACATTGCCTGGTGGATACAAGGTGGTATCTACAATAGCTGCTTGCAGACCTGCCATGGTACGGAACGGTTGTCCATTCCTGGTGCTCTGAGACTTCTGTCCGAAGAACAGTGCTTTCTCAATATCTGCTGCATGGAACCCAGCACAATCTTGGCGGCTCTCTGCTACATTCGAGTCACCAGCGATTACGAGAGTAGCACGCACAGTATCAGTAATTGCCCAGCTATTACGGAAGATCTGTGTCAGATTGGTCACTCGGATTGGAGTGATATTCAATGCAGATGGCGCTAGGCTACCTTCCTCGAATGCATTACCAACCATAGCAAAGAAGCCAGTGCCCGCAGCGTCAGTTCCAGCTGGCACAGTACCTTGCGCACGAGAGACACCAACTTGCGTGGCATTAATCACACTGTTAATGATCACGTTCTCACCAAGCATATTCACACCAGGAGTACTGGCGCGGAAAATCATACCTGGCAGAATGTTCGCAGTACTGGCAACAGTAAATACTGTGTCAGCAGCTGTTACTGGTGCAGTCAGAGTCATCGAAGGAAACAGTGCGATTTTCGCAAAGAAACCATGTTCGATCTGAACTGCTGTCTCACTTGGAAGCATACTGGTCAGACCAAATAGCGGTGCTGAACCATTAGGCATCAAGCGAGTAATCATCCCAGCGAAAGATTTCTTCGCCAAGTCTTGAGTAAAGTTACTCGTGTTAAACATACCAACAAATGAACCCATGTTATTTTCTCCTTAGAAAGTTATGGGATGGATTAGAAATGGAACAGAGTGAAAGTTCCGGCACCAGGTGCGTTGCCAGTACATTCCATCAAGACGTTGCGACTATCAGCATTTGCTGTCACTAGACCAGTTGCTGTCGAACCAGATGCGCCGGTAAAGGTGGCAACTTGCACCGCCGTATTCACTACTGCGAACAAGTAAGTATCACCTGGTGCCATGTTCGGGAACGCTGCTTGAATCTGCGCGCCCGTTGGGTAGGTGTATGCAACTGCACCAGCGGCCCCAGAGAAACTAGCGAGGCCCCCAAGCATTGCTGCTACCGTGACTGCCTGATTGCCAGCAGCTCCATTGACTGTGTTTCGCGTGCCAGTGACAGAAAGCCCGTCACCAATACGAGATTCACGCTCGATTCCTGCATCTCTTACGATATTACGAACAAAACCCATGATAGGTCTCCTATTAGAAAGAAAAAGTTAGTTACGGGAAATTACAAATTACTCACTTAGAAACTTTTCCCAGTCTACCTCTGCCTTAGCACCTTTAACTGGTGCCGCCGGTTCTGGTTTCTTTGCGAAAGAAGTTCCTAACGCTTCTACATACTGCCGCGCTAGTGCTGTGATTTCCGGTGCTGATGCATTCGGGAACTTAACAGTTAGCTGCGATTCTAATGCAGAGATAATTGGAGATACTGCGGGATTGGAGAATATTGGGTTTTCAGCCCTGAGACTATCTGTGACAGTCTGTTTCTTGATATGTGTTGGCAATTCGGCGAGATACTGATCTTTAGTTTTCGCCAATGCCTGTTCCACAATCTTTGTAGTAGCGAATGCGGATTGCGCATATACACCTTGTGCTACTTTATTCATAGCTGCAGCAAATGCTTGTACCGCTGCATCACCACCACCAGATATTGCTGTTAATTGCTCTGGAGTTACTGCTTTGCTAAAATCAATCTTACCAGCAGCTTCCATGAATTTCTTTGGATCTACGTTGCCAAATACACCTGAACCTGCTGGTGGTGCATTTGGGTCAGCAGGTTCATTAGACCATAGTTCCTGGAATGGCTCGAAGGGAGTTGCTTCTGTTGGTGCAGATGGTTCTCCGCCTGGGCCACCAGCAGATGGTAGCATCCCATTTGGTGCAGCACCAGCACTGGCTGCGCCAGATACAGGAGTTCCTTGAGGAATATTACCAGGAGTTCCAGGCTGTCCACCAGGTGCAGGAGTATTAGGTGCAGGTGCGCCACCACCCATGAGATTGTTAAACATTGACATAATGCCTGAAGTTGCCATGATTACTATTTCCTTTTCTTAGAAGTTAGAGTTGAGTGGTACTGCGTTGGTAGAATCATTTACTACTTTCTGTACTGCGTCGGATTGGTCAAGTAGATATTGCAGTATTTCCAGTTGACCAGCTAGAAACGCTTCTTGTTGCACGAAATCATAAGGCTTATCTGGGGAATAGGTGAGAGCAAGTTTCTGCTCCGCTATGTCGACGCGAATGTTATTGATAACAGCGGCCTGGATTGTAGATAGTATTGCACCAGAAATCGCTTCTTGCTGAGACACTGTACGATAAGTAAAGGATGATTGTCTTGCTGTGGTTGACATTGCTATGCTCCTAGTACGTGGGGGATATAGTTGAATTCAAAGAACTCTTTAGATACATACCACTGGTCATCTGGATTCATTGGATTGACTGCGATCATTCCACCTAGTTCAGGAAAATCTATTGGTGACACTGAAATACCAGACATATCTTCTCCTGGGATATATGGACGCATTGGTTGTACTGTATTTTTTATGTAATTCTTGAACATTTTTACTTCTCCTGGGAGTTAAGCTTGTGGGATTGAGGCAGATACATTTCTTGTGACATTTTGCACTGTGTTTGTAACTTTCGGTGCTTCTGTGGGAGCAGTAGTTCCTGCGGGCGCTCCTTGCTGTGCTGGATTATATCCATATTGCTGTGGCATTGGCTGCGGTGGCATCTGTTTCATTAATGCTGCAATTGCTGCTGGTTCCTGACCTTTCATTGCTTCTGCTAGTAACTGGTTCTGCTGCTGCCAAGCACCCATTGCTTGCTCATATGCCATTTGCTCAGGACTCTTCTCAAATTCAGTAATATGACCACCGGATACTTTCATAAAATAACTGAACATTGGCGCTAGATTGTAACCTGCTGCAATCTGTGGGGATGAACCGATTACTTGCATTGCTACTTGCAATGTGTCACTATTTACCAACTTATCTGCTGGCACTAGACCATCTGTTATCTTGAAATCCATCACAGACTTACGTAATGCGACTGGGTCGACTGTAACCATACGTTTCTTATCAGCGGAGAATAGAGAGATTCCACCTTGATATTGGAGAATATTAATTTTCAATATCTCTTTCAGCGGAGTGAGAACTTGAGATTCTAGTAACATACTCACCAGTTGATCTCTGCCATTAGCGTTATTCATCACGCTTTGGTACTCATGCAGTGTCTTATTTCCCTTTACGAATTGCCCTTGTTTCGCAGGATTGGAACCAGCAATGGTATTTGCCATTCCTAGTAATGCCTGTGTATCTTGCATAATCATGCCAGCTTGGTCATCACGGAATGGAATTGGATAGTATGCATCTTGCACTGGTTTCCCATAGGCCGCTGGCCTGACAGGAATCTTGGCTGAGGGATTTGGATTATTAATATGACCTTCTGTAATCCGAGATGGATCATAGATGCCACGATCAGAGATAGCACGACGCCTGGCCGCCACATTTGCATTCCACAGTGCACTGGTAAGTTCTTGAATTGGCTGCACATTCGTAGCTAGTGATTTGGTCTGATACTCCAGCCCATCTTCCAATGGCTGTCCAATTAGAATTGGCAGATAACCATGCGCATTTGTCTGGCGTTCTGCGTAGATTAGTACTTGATGGTTTACAAAGATGAGTTTCCAAATCTGAGGTGTATTTGGCGCCGGTACTTTCATACCAAAATCGCTTGGCAATATCTTTGCATACAATGTACTTACTTCATACATGTCTTTGTATTGGATTTTATTATCAGAGCCTACGATTCCTGCCCATGCAAGCCAATTTGTACTCATTCGCATATTCTGGGCTGCATTGATCAGAGCATCTGGATTGAGTTGTGGGATGTAAAATCCACCATAGGACTGCATGGTATTTATGCCAGTGAAACCTATTCCGGACTCAAATGCGGCCACGATATTATCTACCATCTTATCTGGCAATGCTTGGATAAATGACTTGAGCTGAATCCGAGACATTAGTTCTGTATATCCTGCGAATTCACCCTTCCAATACATCTCAGTCGGAGCAACTCGTGAATCAAATATTAGATTATAAGGGTCGCGGCGGCGAACTGCATTACCTTCCCAAATCACCTCCTTTGGTCTAGCTTCTTTTACAGAGAAAGATAAGTCTGTTTCTAATGCAGCAGTAACACACCTATCCCAATTTACTTCCAGGGCAAAGAAGTTATACTTGAATCCATCTCTGAATGCAAGCATTAACTCCCGTACCCAGCCGCCGCGAACTGATTGATCTTGGATTACTGTCTCCATCTGTACTGCTGCATCCATATTAGCTGCATCAGACACAACACCAAAGATAGGTACTCCAGTGAGAAATACAGATGACTGATATGTGACCGCTGCCTCTACTAGAGGCAATACAACTGGCACAGTTACATTCTGGTATTTATTCGCATCACCAGCGCGATTTGCGGCGCGAGCAGCGAGATTCTGCGGTGTCAAATCATTTTCTCGAATATAAGCGAGATCTATGTTTCTCATGTAATCTCGCATATTCCAATTAAGAGATTGCATATTCAATGCTTGGTACTGATACTGTACCAATGCTTCCTGAGATTTGCGTGACAGTATCATAGGAGTATTGGGCGTTGCCATGATTAGATAGTTCCTTCACTGATTTGGTTTAACCTGCTAAAGGGATTGTAACGTCTGCAGAATTCATTGTATGCCAATGCTGCTGCTATTTCCGTATGATGTTCGCTGATAGTATGATGCGTGCCCCATCTTGCATCAGTACCACTGGCTCTCCACTTACCAGTCTTTTTTATAAGAGATACTCCGATATAGTTAGAAGAACTATTCACTCTCTTCTTTCTATTCAAGTCATTAATTGCCCTTGTTACTATACGTAGATTGGATTTCACATTGTTGAGGCCATTACCATCTATATGGTCTACTACTCTATCGGCTGGACAATCAGTAATTACACGATGCATAGCTACACCTACATATATACCTTTAATCCTTTCTTGTCTCCAGGCATAACTGGTACCATCGTCAGGGCGCTCTTGCCAGTCATGGCGCATTAGGATATCGTAGTTTTCTGTATCTACGATACATTTAGTACCAGTAGATAGAAATATAATAGAGGTATTGGGCGTTGCCATGATTAGGGGATTCCTTTTAGAATGTGAAACCGTTAATTCCATCATTAAGTTGAGTGTTGATATCTTCTAGATTCTTTGCAAATTCTTCTGTTGCTTTCTTCGCAGCAGCAGTAGCTTCAACCTTTAGTTTCTGTTGTTCTTCCATAAACTTTACAGCGGCAGTAGATTGCTTAGCATACTCAGGACTGTAATCCTGTGGGTCATTTATGACTGCCATAATCCTAGCATTGGCTTTAGGAAAGCCTAGTTTCTTAGCGCTCTCATCTATAAGAATCTCTCTTACCATTTCAGCGTCTGCTTTAGGAAACTTTTTGAATATTCCATCTTCATTCATCTGGTCTCTCAAGGCTTGTAAATTATTGGGTGTTCTTGGAAGTATAACACCGAAATTCTCTTGTGTAGTAGCACTTAGTTTATCGAATGCAGCAATATGTTCTGCTGAGTTTGGGAATGCTTCAATGCCTTGCATGAATTTCTCAGCTTCAGTAAGTTTACCAGTTGCGGCGCGCTTAATTAAATCTACCAGTGGTGCGTTCTTCGGGTCATTTGGTGCTGCGATAGTAGCAGCCATCCTTGCTTCATAATCTTTACCAGTTTTACCAGTTTCGCGATTCTTACCAGTACCATTATAAGCATGGTCTACTGATATACCCTGTTGCGCTGCCTGACGTGCTTTATCCATATAAGCAATTGGATAATATGCATCAGCACCATATAAGCCCATTTCATGCATTGCATCTAGCAATTTCTTATTGCCAGGATAATTGTAATCGTACTCATTGGCACCAGCATCTGGCCTACCTTCAGTTATAACTCTCCCAGGCAGAGAATCTAATCCAGCTTTTGGCATTCCAAGTTTGAGGCCAGCACCAGCGGCCTGACCTGTAGTTATTAACTTGGCCACTGACATCTTGGTAGGTAATGTCTCTCTTTTACCAGCATCAGTATAACGCCATATATTTATCATGGCATCCCCAGGCTCATATGGGGAAGTATCAATCTTTCTCTTTGGCTTGATTACTCCAGTTGCCATTTCAGGTTATCTCCTAGAAACAAGAATTCTCAATCGCAGTACGAATTGGTATCTGAGAATCTTCTTGTTGAATTAACTGATTCCAGCTTATTACAAATTCTCCATACATTTCTAGCACTCGCAGTGGATAAGTAAGTAAGTCAAGAATGTCATCTGTATTATCTCGTCGCAACGGATTCCATTGCATGATCTGTATAAATACTTCTCCCTTGCATTCAGGGGAGACGAATATCTCTCCAGATGATAATGCTTTGAACATGGTAAGAATACGGGAGTTCTTAGAAGTACCTCCTGGATATATCTCTACACATTCCATACCTATGATTCCCATTTGCTCACAAATGAAAGCAAACCAATATGCAAGTGTGGATTGATATGCTACTGATTCAATACAGATAAGTCTGCAGTTTTTTCGTAATGCTATCTCTAGCGCAGTTCTAATAGTATCTCCTGGTGAAAATCGATCATTCTTAAGTTCTCGTAAAACAGGGAATGCATCATAAGTCTCGAAGTACCCAATGGCAACAGAGTCTGAATTTATTTTTCCTGACGATGGGTCGATGATAATGAAGTTACCTTCTGGTATGTCCCCTTCCGAGTATGGTAAGTCAGGAAGCTTTGATAGATCAATGAGATTGTTTTGAGATGCAGTCTCGTCATTAAGTACTTCAGCATAGAATACCTCTGGTCGCCCCATTGATAAGTCGTTTTGATACTCTCGGAGTAGTTGCTGGATTGGTTGCAAATCTTCCCAGAGTGAGGAGCCATCTTGTAAGATGCCGCCAGCGATAAACTTGAGCCAGTTAGGATTCTTTTTCAGTTTTCGTAATATGCTCCACTTGGTAGGGTACATATTACCAATGAAAATGAATAGACAGCCATGAGGAGACTTCGCTTTCATGGCAGTACCAGTCATTTCACGTTCAAGATTCTCAGATTGCAGTTGGGACTCAGCAACTACTCGAGATTGTATGTCATCGAATATCATTATATCTGGCCGCTCATTCTTGAGAGATATTCCACGAATTACTTCTACTGTGCCAGCCATTAGAATGATATTGCGGCCACGGAAACCAAACTTCTTGAGGTCTAATCTATCTGTTTCCAAGCCGAGCCGCCAATCTCCGAAAACTGACTTGATATTCAGCTCAGATAGCATGTCTTGTACGTCAGCGATGATATTATTTGCTTTTGTCTGGTTCTCACAGAGTACAAGAATGAATTTCTTGGAAGTAAATAGTATGCAATACAATATGAATAGTTTTATAAGCATAGTTTTACCGAAACCACGAGGGAGACCGAGAGCAAGTTGCGAGAAATCTCTCTTCTTCTCAGCGTATTCTAGTAACCATGACCAGACAGCAAGAAATACTGGTGGAAATGCATACTGATATACTGTAGGCGTGGCAATACCTGCTAGAAAATCTAAGCTAGTACGACAGAGATCAGTAACTTGCTGTGCATCGAATGATGCAGATTGCACAGTTTGGTCATTTAATACTAGATGTTTCGTAACTGCCTGGGATTCTGTTATTTCCGCGGCCAGTTTCTCCGCAATTCTCGCATCTCTTGCAGCATGTTCTGCTATCTCTTTCTGGCCGCCTTTGCCGGTAGCAGTCTCCTTGCTCCAATCACCATCAAGACGAGATACTACCGTAGGATATACCATATCTATGACTCTCTTATGATTCCCTGGAAGTGGCAGTTACTTGAGAAACTTGCCCAGTGGAGATGCCAAGTAATAGCGCACGAGCGGCCAGTTTATTAGCTGCCATGAGTTGCTGTTTCTTCTGTGCTAGTTTCTTTTCATCGGCGACAGCAACTGCCATGACTCCTTTAAGCCCCAGCAGTTCTGACAGCGATGGCGGTTTGGCCATTTCCATCTCCTTTACCATTTCCATCAAGTAACTCCTTGACTCTCCCTTGTATTACTGCCTGTTCCTTCTCTCTCAATATTCCATCTAATGCATTCGATTGTATCGTAACTAGATCTTGCACATCTTCACCATGAGATACAGTTACCGCTTGTCCTTGCACATTTACCTGAAACTTGTTCAGTAATTGAATTGGTACTACAAGTTGTACTATCTGCTGTTTCTCTTGAATTGATTCTGGCACGCTGCTGCCGCGGCGCTTTGCTGCATTTATGACTTGATATACTCTCGTGAGTTCCATCGGCTTGTGAATCATTGGAAGACTTTGTTCTAGTTTTTCTAATATCCTAGTCTCCAGACTGTCTGCCTTATCATCTCTGATATTATGTTTCGCAAGGGATTCATATCTAAGTTCTGCAAGCCTAGCAGAGAATGACTCCTCAGATAGCATTGCAGAAATCGCTGCCTGGGAAACTCCTAAGGAAGCAGCTACTATCTGCTGCGTGAGTCCTGCACCTAGCAATGCCAGCGCGCGCTCTTGGATTACAGAAAACTTCACATGAGAATCGGCCACTGCTAGTTCCGCTGCCGTCGCCGCCCTAGCTATTTCTTGTTCCCTACTCATTCCTAGATTAGCTAGTAATTCCCTACTGTCTGCAATTCCCATTTCCGGCCCCCTGCTCCCATTTCTTCACTGATGCTATCATTATACTATTAACAGTAACCAGCACTCATGGGAGTTGGGGTCTATTGAGAGGTACTTTCTTTCTCTCTTTTTTCTTGGAAAATTATAATTTAGATTTGGATAGTTGCATAGGAACTACGCCCGCGCGCAGACCAAAAAAGCCCCTATCCCCCGTAGGGTTATGTGTAGGACAAGATTGTATGATGATATGGTATGATGAGATGGTATGATGAGATGGTAGGACATTGGGACTGTGGATAAGCTGTGCATAAGTCTGTGGATAAGAAAGTTGTGGATAAGCTGTGGATAAGTGTGGCGCGCCCTGGTAGCTGGCATGATGGTTGCATCAATAGTAGTATGACCTACTTTCGCCCTTATATAGCCCGAATTGCGCCCATTTGCGGCACTTTCTCGCGTAAATTGTCACTAGGTGACGTAGATTGTCATATGCTAGTTAATGCACTATATTGGTGCATTCTGGCAGTTGTACTAATGGCATAGTGCCAGATTGGAAGTTAAGCAAATGGAGTCTATCATTAATAGTGGTATCAGTAAGTTTTCCGTTATCAAGTCAAGCGAATTGCCTGCAAATATCCCGCAAGGGTTGTCAGTGTATCCAATAGCTCGCATAGATGGCAAGAAGGGCAAGTCTGGACTTGTTGCGATGATGACAAGTATTAGCGAGAGCGCGTGGAATGTGGTAGTCAATAAACCAGAAGCTAAGGCGTGGTTGGTAGGACAAGTTGAAATGGTAAGAAGTAAGGTAGGTTCCAGTCTGTATAAGGCAGGGAAAGATCTGGACTCGGAAAGCGTAGGGATTGATGCATTAGTTGCGTGGATGGTTGCAGATGCTACTAGCACAAGACTTACAGCTGAGAGTATTGGCGCATGGTTTGATGCTGATCTAGCGGGGTTGATCTCTGAGAAGCTATTGGAGAAGATGACCGGAATTAGTGCGGAGAAGTTAGCAGCATTGGTGGCAGGCTATCGTACGCGATTTGTCGCACTGGCAGGGCGCAGCGGGTTGCCAGATCAGGCCACACTAGATCAGATGGCAAAGGCATTAGCGTTGCTGCCAGATGATTATGAGGGCGTGATAGCTGAGAAGGTTGCACTTGCGATGATACCTCCAGTTGTAGAGATGGAAGCATTAGCAGGGCTGTAATTGACTGATTGAGAATCATTCGCATTGGCGCGGTACTGGTCAGATGCGAATGATTCTCATTTGGCGCATTTTTCTGGCACTTGCCAGTTATAATGGTATTACTTGAAACTAGATGATAGATGATAGATACTGATACTAAGGAGAAATACTGGAATGAAGAACGATACTAAAGAATGCATCAAGATGGGCGCGCAATTGCTGATTACGATTGCTGCGATTTGTATGGTATGTGCATTCCCACCATTAGCAGTATTAGTGGTGGCAATTGCACTTTCAAAAGATGAAAGATTATAGGCTATAATATGGATTGGAAAGCTAGAAGTAAAGGATTCAAGAAATACTATGATTATTGCATCTGTGGAGATATTGAAGCAGCCATTTGCAAAGATGGACTGCTATTTGCATTTGATTATCAGGATATTGCAGATAAGCTGGCAAAGTTCCCAAGAGCAGATAAATCTGGTGGTGGCTCTGTTTGGTATTTCAATGAGACAAGAGATAGAGAAATGGGAGAGACTTGGATTGATACAGATGGAACTGTACTGGTAATGATTAATCCGAGTATCGTGTATAGATGGTTTTGTAAGGAAGGAGAGATATTAGTATGAATCTGACTGAAAGTGTGAAACTAGATTCACTGATAACTGAGATATTCCATGCTACTTGGTTGGAATATCAAATGCATAAGGTGGTAGGATTTCAAATGATGCATAGTAAGTTGGTAATGGTAAAGCCAAGACTTGAAATTACTTGCAAGCCAGTACGATTTGCAGGTTATTGGAGTATTGGTAGAGAGAATCCAGATGGATTAGTACAGATCAATTCAGCATATTTTGCAAATGCAATCCAATGGAATGGATCAGTTGCGAGTTATTTGCAACGGTTACGTTGTGAAGCGCAACTTGCTGAGACAATAGCACATGAATTAGCACATCATTTAGTATGGTTTATATATGGGCCTCGGCAGAGTGGTGGATTCTCCCAGTATCATGGGCCAGAATTTAGAACAGTAATGAGAGCACTAGGTTATGCTGGTGATACTTATCATTACATGGATTCAGGAACTGCACGAAAGGTAGCTAAGA